ATCAACACCTAATTCTTGCAGGTTTCGAACAACGATAGAGTTATTCAAAATATCTTGCGTAGAGTCTTCGTAAACGGGTCCCAGCCAACGCCACTGAATAGTAACATCACCATCTGGAATTAGTCCCAGAACACCTGGGGGTATTTGCTGTGTCCTCAAACAGGCCATCATTAATTGTTTGACTTGATCCTCAAACAGTCCCATGGCGTCTTCATACGCCAGTAAATCCTCCGATGACGCGACTTCTGGTAGTTCCAGGGGTTTTTCTAAACCTGCTGCGGCAGCAAGTGTGTCGCGGAATAAACGCTCTTCTTGAAAAAGAATTAATTCCAGGCAACGGCAAATGCCATACGTGTAAACAGAAATTGATTTTTTCTTGGCGGTTGCTGAAACGCGTCCAAAGAGAGATTTGTATTCAGTCGCCGTAACGCCAGCTGATATGGATAGTTCATCCACACCGCCAAGTGCCGTGCGAATCTCTTCACGATACTGACGAGCAAAAGAATTCTGGTCACCGGTAATAGCGTCTGGAACAATATAACCAACTCGGTCATTTGGTTCCAAGTTTGCAATAACTCTTGGGACGCGCAGCTGACCATCTACACCACGATAAATTGGATCGGCTTTGAATCGTGATTGACTTAAAGCACCTGCACCTGTAAACCCAGAGCTTGCAGCAATCGATGGGCGCTGCACAACAGCTTCCCCGCCAGACTCCATTAGGTCTGTCTTGGGACGAGATGAAAGTAGTGTTGGGTTACCAAAGAACTGCACGTTTTTACGCATGGTGCGAACCATGTCGTCATGCGTACATATGTGATTGGCTAAGGCATCAAATTCACCAACACCTTCTGTTGAAAATCCCTTGGCATTATTGAAAATTTCTACGCAGGGAATAAAGCCAAGAGTATTTTTAAACGTCTTGGTTTTGCCGGGTATGGACTGATAGTTTGTATCAAATGAGATTTCGCCTTCAGAATGTGTTTCTTCAATTGTCTTGCGTTTAATTGATAGGCGGATATAGCGTTTGACGCCACCGCGACCCATGTTCAAGGGGCCGGAGACATTACTCATTTCAATGTCTTGCTGAAAACCTGCTCCTTGACGAACCTTATAGCTGTAGATAATGACGACTTCGTCTAACTCACCGTCGATGTTATAAAAACTACGATACTCATGTTTACGGAAAAAATACATCCGGTAGTTGTTCTGTGTCGGTCTTATGTAAAAAAGTCCTTGACCATCACACAAAAAATAATCCCAGATAGAATCCAGGCGCGTATCTAGCTGGTTGTATTTAATTACACGATCAATAAAATCCTTGCGTTGATTACCAAAGTTATCCTGGGCAGGAAAAAACTCGACACCCTGGCGGATGCCAAATAGTTTCATTTGCGCAAGATGTGCTGCAACGATGCCAGTATCAATCGACGCCCCACCGTCTTTTTCAAGGTAAGAGTCAATAATTTCTTTAAGCCTGGCTTTTGCGTCCCCAGCCATCAACCATCTGCCTTTTTATCTTTACTGATCTTAGCAGTCTTCGCTTGCTTCTTCAGGTGTAGCCACCGATTAAAAAATATAAGCTCAGCAGGCGTATAAAGTTCAGGGTGTTTTAAGGCTTTTTTGACAAGTTTTTTGGTTTTCATTTTTTGTTTTTATAGCGTTTGGCCGCACGTGCAGCCCTGCCTGCTTTTTTAGCAGATTCCGTATTAGAAATAAACTGTTTTCCTTGCTTACTACCAGCCCTTTTCTTTTGATCTGTTTCTTCTCGTTCTTTTTTTGACAGCGACGCCCAAGCGCTTTCTGGCAAGTAACGCTTTGTGTATCCCTTTTGTATTGCCTTATCAACTGCCATTAGCTTTTGCTGTCTTTATATTTTTGGGCAGCCGCCTTTGCTTTGCCACGTTTTTCATACTCGTCTTTGGTCATCCACTTTTCTTTGCCCCACTTCTCTAAATCTTTTTGCTTCTTACCTTTACCGCCCTTGTACCCGCCACCGGCTTTTTCATATTGCTGAGCTACAAGTTGAGCCTTGCGTGCAGACCATTGCCCGGGCTTGCCGCCCTTGGAACCAGCCATTACACGATCTTTAATACTTTCGCGTAATCCTGGTTTTGTATATTTGCTGTCGTCTTGTGCCATTAGGAAACAAATTTATTTTGGAAGCCGGGAGGGACTTGTTGTCCGTATTGAAGATTAGAAAAAAAACCGGCGTTGCCCATGGGCGTTAAACCCGACATTCCGCGCATTGCAAGTGGTAACTCAAGTTGAATTGGTGTTCCCGGCTGGGGCGCCTGTGGTTGAGTTTCCTGTTGTTGAGGACCAAAGCCCGGTGGATACTTTGGCATCATGCGATCTAAATAATCCCTTGGCTGCTGTTGGTACATTGCGCCATGTGGTTGGGTTGTGAGTAAATTGCCTCCTGCTCCGGGGACATTACTCTCTCCGCCGTAAAACATGTCTGCATTCCTTTTTAAGTATTCTACTCCTCTATAACTACATAACCAGCGGAATCATTAACTTTGCTAAGAATGATTCCATTACCCTTTACATCCCACTCAAGAACATCTCCCTCTTGCCAACCCAGCTCTTCCACTATTTCATCTGGGATCGTGATGAACTGCTCACCATTTTCATCTTCTTCAACTTCTACAATGTAACTCATTTTGCCAAAAGCTTTTCCATAAGCTTATCAAGCTTATCGTGGATCTGTCTAAAATTATTGTGCATCTCTTGAATTTCTCTCAAGAAGTCGACCTTCAAAACATAGTCCAAAGGCATGCGGTTAATTTGGTCTTCCAAAATGTCAATCCTGCGTTTTTGAGAACCGGTGTAATCAAGGGCTTGTTGAACCCTTTCTCTTTGCCGTTCTAACAGTTTATTGGCCGCCCAGGATCCGCCAGTAACAGCAGATACAATTGCGGTTACAGCTATAGCAACGTACTCCGGGCCCACGACAAAAGTTCTTTTTCTTAATTCTAAATTCAGTAATCGATATGCAGCTGACCTTTCCTGGCAAGTCCTGTGACAAGCCAAACCAAGGCGTCAACACAGTCATCATGACCACTGACACCGAAATTTGTGAGTTCCTCGAAGAGATTTGTGAAGTTACGAAAACGATTGAAGATGATTTTGCGATCTTCAAACATGCCCATGATTCCCCGGAAGCGTGCCAACTTATCTGCACGGAAACCTTTGACGGGATGCCAAATCAAGTTGTAGAGACCTTCGTTATTGAGACAGACACGCTTGAAATCGGCTTCGAGAGAGGCTTGGTACTGAACAGCCTCTGACCAAATGTCACATGTTGAATAAGTTGGAAAATAATTTCCATTCTCATCACGGCCAATTACAGACCAATCATTGAGAAGTTCTTTCATGGCGTCTAGTTTTTCAAGGTTTCCCATGACACGAATTCGCCTGTAATCAATAATATGAATACGATCTCCAATGCGTCCGCCAAGGATCATCACGGTGTAATCATTCTTTTCTTTGGTGCCAGCGGAAAGATCTACGCCAATACCAAGGGTATCAAATTCAGTTGAAATCTCTGCCTTGACAATTAATTCTGGCGCTAAAGACAGCTCGTTTTGGCGAACAATTTGATTCATGTATTGGAACGAAAAGGCAATTGGTGCCTGACGTTTTTTTTCTCTAAGGTAATCCAGTGACCACATTTCAGGCCAATACGATTGTTCTTCCCCTGTTTTGGGATCATTGTTTAAAGCAGAAAGAACAATCTGCATCCAGTTATTTTGTTCGTTGAAAGTTGTGGCATGAATATCGTCATGTCTAAAGCGCGTACCAAGGCAAATAGCTCGTGCACCCTCAAACATGGTGGGTGCAATCACGGCGTTCCAGTTTTCCTGCATTTGTTTTCTAATGTCAGGATTGGAAATATCAGCGGCTGACTTAATTGCGTCGTCAATCATAACCAGGTGTGAACGCTTGGATGTCACTGAGCCCTTAAGACCCGCTGCGCAAAGTGTAAATTGTTCATCCCCTGTGGTATCAATGCCAGCAAACCTATGATCAATGGACCAGTATTCATTGCTGGTCACGTTTTTCATAAGGCGCACGGTGGGGAAAACCTCTTGATACCGTTTGCTTTCAATGATTCTTTTAATGGTTGCTGACTTAGAACGCGCAATGTCGACTGTGTACGACAAGTAAAGAACTTGTAGTGGTAATTTGGCTTGTGTATGGATGCCGATTGCCCAGGCCGTTAACAATCCAAGGACCGTAGATTTAGCCGAACCCCGTGGAGCAAGCAGGTCAATATTGGGACCAGCAATTTTAATTAGGCAACTGCTGTCCTCATTGGTAACAAAGTGCCGGTGCCATTCTTTGTGATGCTGGGCGGGCGGTTTATCTGCTACGTACTCACAAAAGTATGCAAAATCTTCGCGGGCTAACGCTAGGGTTTCTGCGTTACGCGGTGTTCGTATTTGTTGTCTGCGTGCCGCTGCCTTTGCATTACGACGATAGGCAAGGTGTGTATAGCTTGGCACGATAACAATTCAAATGATGATTGAATGCTACCTTATTTCCGCTTCTTTTGTTCTTGATATTTACTGGCTTTGTCTAAAGCTGCCCGACGTTTTTCTTTATCGGACATTTCAGAACCGTCTTCATTCTTTGCTTCTTTTTTCTTGAAATAATCTAAAAGCTCAGGTGGCATTTTATTTTTAGACATCACTGACGCCCCTTGCGCATACGGGCAATCGCCATTTGATATTCAGGTGAATTGGGCTCGGGGAAACGGCTGGCTCTACCGGGGCCAAATTCAATTCCACCACGAGAAGGCATCATGCCAACTTGTGCTGCTCCAGGTTCCATGCCAGGTGACATCGGGGCTTCCCCGGTTTGTGGTGCTGCTTCCCGTTGGCGAATATTTTCTTGGCGCATGCGCATTCCTTCGCGAGCCATTTGACGCTGGCGAGGGTCCATCATTTTTCCTTGTTGGGCACCCATTAATCTAGATTCTTCATTTACAACTATCTTAATAGAACTATTCTTCTATTTGCATTCGAGCCCACACGCTCATTGTTGCTTCTTCCAAGGGAATTTCAATGGGATCATCTTTGAAAATAAACATCAACTCGCGAATGGCACGATCAGCTCCGGCCATTAACAAACCCTTGCGATCCTTGGTACCTGTAAATTTTTCAATTTGATCAATATGGCCTCTAATTTCTTTTTGCATTGAAGCAATACGAGCGACACCCGCATCACGCTTGACCACACCATTCTCTACATCTTCGCGTAATTTACGCACGTCCTCCTGCATTTCGTCTATTTCATATAGGAGTTTTTTGCGGTGATCAGGTTTCTTGTAATTATCTTTAATCCAAAGCTCACACGCAGTAATTGTCCCCTTGTAACCAAGGAAACGTGAGTAGAGATAAATTTCAATTAAAGAGTAATTGTCTGCAGCAAAAGCGCAGAAAGACTCTTGGGTTGAAGCGTCTAAATTATCGACCCAAGAATCAAATAACTCAATATCGATAAGCTCGTTGGGCCTGGCCGTAATCTCTTTCTTCTTCCCGCTCCTTAAATCGTTGCGCTTGCTCTGCGGAGGTACGCTGCTCTTGTGCGCCCCTACCGATGGTTTCGCGTTCTTGTTCACCAGCGGTCTCCATTTTCTTCTTGGAAAACTCGTAAGCCACGCCAGCGGCCTGGCGATATTTATCTAAGTCAAAATAATCGTCGGTATCAATTTGTCCGGCGGGAACACTCCTGGTC